TTTGTAAGCATCAGCGCCTCCAGGATAAACTAATGTAAACCAAGCTTCATTTCCTTTTTGCATAACTTCTCTAATGTAATTCTCCGGTACACCATCTTTAAAATTAAGCTCTTTTGCAACTCGCATGCCAGCTTTTAGTTGAGGAAATTTTAAATATAGATAATCAATTCCTCTTTTATCTAATGTAGCTTTCCATGGAGCAACACCATCTTCTGGTTTATTAGGATCTAAACCGGACTCTTTTGCTGATGTTGCAATAATAGCTGCAATTGAGGCTTTGCTGGTGACACCCATTGCTGAAAGCCCCACAGCCAACTGTGCAGCTTTTCCTGCCATACCACCAACAATTGGAGGTTTAGCTGCTGGTGCTGCTGTTGGAGGTTTTACTTCTGGCTTTGGTGCAGGTGCCGCAGTTGGTGGTTTTACTTCTGGCTTTGGTGCAGGTGCCGCAGTTGGTGGTTTTACTTCTGGCTTTGGTGCAGGTGCCGCAGTTGGTGGCTTTTCTGGTGCTTTAGCTGGTGCTTTAGCTGGTGCTTTAGCTGGGGGCTTTTCTGGTGCCTTGGCCGGTGCTTTAGCTGGTGGCTTTTCTGGTGCTTTAGCTGGTGGTTTTTCTGGTGCTTTAGCTTCTTGTTTTTTTTCTTTTCTTTCAGCCTCTTTTTCTTTTACTTCTTCTTTTCTTTTTTCTTTTGGAGTTTTTTTTCTACGAGCCGTCAAAGCCTTAATTAACTCTTGATTTCTTAGTTCTTCTTCAGTATCCTGTTCAAACAAAAACTTTTCTTTTTTTTCTCTTTGATTTACTTTATTATCTTTATCTTTCTTTAATAAATCATAAATTTTACCTAAAGATTCAGTAGTTTCTTTTAAGGTTTCTGGATCTAAACCTGTGGTTGTTGATCGATTTAATCTTTGTTTTTTTGGATCACCAGCAAAATATTGTAAATCTTCTTTACTACGACCCATCATTTTGCCAAGCAAAGCTGGCCCCAAGCGACTACCGCCAGTTAATTTTTTAGCTATGTTAAGCGGATCGAATGATTCTTTGATGCCCATCATGCGGGCTTTTGATTTTTCTGAGAGTGTTTTTTTGAATGATTCACCAATGCCAGAGCCAGAAATTAAATTTTCTGTCATTCTTTCAGAAAAGGATTTACCTCTAAGGTCTTTTGCCTTTTTATAGTCCATTTACTATCGTCTTTTCTTTTGGCGTTCTTTTATCTTTTGATTTTCTTCTTCAATGTACTGTATCAAAAGGGAGATGTAGATATCTCTTTCCCAAGGCATCATATTTTCAAGTTCGGTCAAGCTATACTTATGGTGCTGCATTAACGAAAAATTCGTTTTATAATAATTTCTCAGATTGTCATGACGAAATGTTAACCGAAAAAACTTTCTAACCCTTCCACCTCTATCGTGTGATTAAATCCACACTTATCACAGGTAATTTTAACTTCTTCTTTTAGTTTTGGTAGATTATCAAAAAACTTTTCTACTTTAGAGAATTGTTCTTGGCTCATGCCTTCAACAAACTCAAGCATTTCACCAGGTTGTGCTTCATGTCCGTAATAAAATTGTTCGCCATCATAAATGTGTTCAATAGATTCAGCAATCATATTAAAAGTTACTTCATTAATATCTTCAAATTTTAAAGAATCTTTTACCACACCAAATTCAGGATATTTCATTTTAATACTGATTTGTGGTGTTAATTGTATCTCTGGTTTGACATCTTCTGGTACTTGAACTTTGATTTGTGTTAAATCAATGTTTTTTTCCATAATATTGCCACACTCTTTATCTTCTACAATATTGTTACAACGATAACGAGATTCAACAATTTCACCAACAGACTTGGCTCGTAAATTAATAAAGTAATATTCAATATCAATAATAGGTAATTTATCGATATCAAGACCTTCTGTAATTGTGCAATTTACAAGAATATCACGAATAGCTTGTTGTGTAGAATTTGTATCTTGTGATTCTAAAGCCATTAAAAGATTACGTTGTTCTTTAACAAGAAACGGTCTAAATTTAATTTTGTTTTTAGAAACTGGTAAATCAATTTCATAAGTTGGCACATCAAGTTTTGGCAAAGCCATTTTATATCTCCTTTTTCAAATCAATTTTAAGCACTAACCGGCTCCCGTTGACCATATTGTTCCGCCCCCAACATCTTCATTGGCAGCACCAGTAATGGGGCCGCCAGGAGTATTAACAAAACTTTCACCTGGGAATAAACCGGCATCTGTTGCAGATAAATCTGGCACCGGTAATGGATTAACAGAACTACCATTAATAATACTTGAAACTGCAGCAATTCCTGCATCAACCAATTCCATACCGGCTGCTTGTAGAGAATTGTTTTTCCAGTAAGTATATGCAAAAGTTACTCCAAGTTTATGGTACCCATCTCCGTTCCAATCCAAATCCATTTGATTTACAGAAATAGGATAGGCATCATACAAACTCACAGAATAAGATAATTTATTCATTACATCATATTGATTAACTGTGAGAATAGTTGCATATTCTTGTTTATAACGAATGTGATTGTTATATGATGGATTAATAAAGTTTAACCAAGCATCAAATAATACTTTTTGTTGCATATCATCATCAACAATAAATGTTAAATCAATGTCATTATATGTTGTCATATAAGGATATTTCTCAATGGGCCCATAAGTTTTTTGCTCTGTGGTAGCAAATGTTCTACCTGGTAATTGAGCATTCTCACAACGAAGATTTAATATTCTTGCACCAGAAATATATGGTATTAGTACCAAAGGAATATTAACATTCACATCAAATTTATTTACCCGTGCTACATCACCTCTAAAACTCGATTTAAATTCGTTGATACCACCTGGCATTTTATTTCCTTATTTCTTCTAGTGATTCTTGCCACACTTTTTCAGAATTGGCACCCCTAAACTGCTGTAACGGCAGAAAAGCGGCAATATCCCACTCATTAGGTTGGATGGCAAGTATCTTTGACTGGATGTGACCAGCAAGATAGCGTTTAATACAAGGCCGAAACTCTTTAAGACGCCTGGAGGCGACTAAAATATCATAGGTGACTCTCAACCTGTCAATTTCTCCTGGTTCGCCTTGGACCGCAAATTTAAGTAGTTTACCCAAAAATGCCAGCCGATAATTAAATGGTAAATAATGTAGGTTTAGGCCTAAAAACCCATCATTATACTTCTCGATTGCCAATACCATTGGAAAACGGTCATAATATGGTAAACTTTCTTTACCTTTTGGATCGTAGTAAAAACAATACAATTTACCTAATCTAAAATTATCCACTTGTCTAAATCTTTCACGGCTCATACCTGCGGGTATGTTTGAAGTACCTCGTAATTCAGCAATCTTCTGGCTCAACCATTCAAGTGATTTTTTTGAGCCAATCTGCATATCAGATGGACGTGCATTGGCTAATTGTGTAAGTTTAGATTCCATTAAAGTATTTAGTTACAGTCCTAGATGTTCTTCGGTCATTATTTTGAACTCCCAACCACGGTCCAAACAGTATTCATGAGCGGCCTTCCATTTGGCCTGATTGACACCATATGTTGTAACTTCAGTTACGTATTGTTTGGTCACTCGTTTTCTTGGCTCTGGTGGTATGGTCTGTTTCTTTGGTTTGACCTCTATCATCAATGTTTTCATAGTTCCATCTCTGGTTTTTACTTTTACTATAAAATCTGGAAAGTAACGATGGAAACGATTATCTATTGGAGATTTATAGGGAACAATCAATTCTTCACTTGCCCATGATATAATGTCCTCATTCTGGTCGAACCAATTCATCACCCTACATTCCCATGAAGAGCGATACACAATGTTATTTGAATCCCCAATATATTTTTTAGGGTTCTTTGGTCTGAATATTCCTTGGTAAGCCATATAAATATGTATATTCAATCTAAAAAGAGAAATCAATGGCCATTATTTCTATTCCAACTTCAATTGGTGGTGTAAGCATACCTGGTACTACAACCAAAGGACCATTAGGTGCTTTGTTTGACAGTAAATATAAATTGAATACTTTACAGTATCCAAGAGATTTAGGTTCTTCTACAAAATCCCACGTTGTAAAATTTTCAATTAATGAAATAACACCTATTGGATATGAAGAATCTAAAGAATATAAATTACCTTCCATAACAGACCTTGGTGAATTATTTAATTCGGTCAAAAAATTACTTGGTGGTGATACATCAATAAATCAATCATTACGGCCAAGAAAGAAAAGAAGTGTGGCTACAGTTTCTTTATATATGCCAGACACAGTAAATTTTCAATACGATGCATCATATAACAAATTAAGTTTGGCTCAAGTTGCATCAGACGTTGCTGCTGGTGCAGGTAAAACAAAATTACCAATAATATCTCAAGTGGGAAAATTAGCTTCTTTAGGTCTTTCTGCCGTGCAATCTAACGCAGGAAAATTAGCACTATCAACACAAGGTCTTGCAATTAATCCACAAGAACAGTTGTTATTTGATGGTATTGATTTTAGATCGTATCAAATGGCTTTTACTTTTACACCTTATTCACAACAAGAAGCAAATGATGTTCGTAAGATAGTACAATTATTCAGAACACATGCTGCACCACAAATTATTACTGGTGGCGCAGGTATGTTTTTTGTACCTCCTTCAACATTTAATTTGCAATTTATTTTAAACAACTCAGAAAATCCTTACATTACAAGAGTGGCTGAAAGTGTGATCACCGGTATTGATGTTAATTATGCTCCTAACGGATGGTCAACACATTCTGATGGCTCACCAGTACAAACAACACTAACAATGAATTTTAAAGAAATTGACCTCATTGATAGAAAAAAAATTCAAATTGGATTTTAAAAATGCAATATTTCGATACTCTACCAAAAATAATTTACATTGATTCAACTGGTAACTCAAAAGTTATGACTAATTTATTGGCCAGATCAAGTGTGATACCACAGTTATTAAAAGATCCATTATTATATTATACTTATGATATACAAGAAGGTGATACTCCAGAAATTATTGCTCACAAATATTATGGCGATTCATATCGTTATTGGATTGTTTTATTTGCCAACCAACTATTGGATCCTCAATGGGATTGGCCAATGAATTATGCAACATTTGAACAGTATCTTGCAGACGAATATTCTTCAATTAATATATATTCTGAAATAGAATACTATGAAAAAATAATCACTCAATATGACGTTAATAGTCAAACAACATATATTAAAAAAGTACGAATCGATGAAAATACATACAATAGTTTACCAGTCACACAAACTGAAACATATACACTACCAACAGGACCCGTATCAGTAACTACAGAACGTAATGCGGTTAGTATTTATGATTATGAATTAAATTTAAATGAATCAAAAAGAAATATTAGAATTTTAAATGCTAATTATGTTGATCTAATGGAAACACAATTTAAAAAATTAATGGCTTAATATGATAGAAGATACAAATACTGTAGAATCTCCAGGTGCGTATTATCCTCAAGATTTTTCGTTAAGAACATTAAATCTTTTAACAGCTAGTGGCCAAAGAATTGAACTTCGGCAATTGCTTGTTGAGTTGTCTTATTATGAGGACATTTATAGTTTTTCTGCATCAGGTTATATTACAATAATTGATTCACAAGGTTTTATTGAACTTTTGCAACTAACCGGCAACGAATTTATTGAAATTGATTTTGGTAAAGTAAAAAATGGCCGTAATGATAATGAACAATTGTTTCGTGTTTACAAATCAAGCGGTAGAAAACCATCTGGTAACATGAATAGTGAAGTTTATACATTGTATTTTTGTTCTGAAGAACTTATGTTATCTGAACAAATTAAAATTAGCAAATCGTATAAAGGTACAAAAATATCCGACATTATTAAAAATATTTTAAAAGATCAATTAAAAGTTGGTGAAAAAAGATTATCACAATCTACAATTGAAGAAACAACTGGTGTTTATGATTTTTTAGTACCTCGTATGAAACCATTTGAAGCAATTAGTTGGTTGTCAACTTACGCCAGACCACAATTATCTGGTGCCATTGGTGCCGATATGTTATTTTTTGAAACTAAATTAGGTTTTAATTTTAGGTCAATACAGTCAATGATTAAAGATGACATATACGCCACGTATAAGTATCAGGCCAAAAATTTAGATAATGATACACAAAGCTTTCAAGAAGAAACAATTACAGTTTTAGAATATGAATTGGGCAAACCATATGATATTCTAAATGAAATTACTTCTGGTACATTAGCTAATCAATTAATATCAATTGATCCTTTAACACGTACATTTAAAAAAACCAATTTTGATTACACAAAATATAAATCACAGGCCAAATCTTTAAATCCTGGCGGCGTTACAAATAGTTTAAAAAATCGTTTAGGTAAAACGGAGCAAGAATCATATGAAAGTGTATTGAAAGTTTCAATGGGAAATGCTAATCAAAAATTAGTGCCATACATAAAACAAGCAGAAGCTGGTGTTGCTCAAG